CTCGCAACCTTCGTTGGTTTGCTCTGCTACAAAGAACCTAGACATAGGGGCTATCTGCTCCATTTGTTGTATTTAAAGGGGTTGTGAGCCTGTTTAAGAGTCCTGTAAGGCATTATTGAATGTGGTCTATCGTCAATCCAAATATCAATCTCTACACCTTCTGACTGCACTGCTTCAAGTTTAGATTTTAATGCATAGATGATAGGAATATCTAATGCATCTCTTATGTCTTCAGCTATAGCTTCATACCTCTTGGTTACACAATAAACTTTGTGATTAGATTCTAATAATATATTTATTATCTTATCCCAAGCTACAGGGTCTAAGGTATATGTATTGTCATAGTCTATAGCTACATTCATCTTATTACTTTCTTTATCTGTTTATCTAATTCTTTGTCGTAGTTCTTTTTGATTACACCAAATCCTATCTTAAAAAAATCTAATAACTTTCTATGTTTAATAAAATGTTTAGCAACAGCTATAAGTTTTAATCCACCATCATTCTCTCTCTTCCATAAAGCATTTCTATTCAAGAATAAATCTTTTCTGTTATCTACTTTTTTAGCTTTTAATCCAATCAAGTTTCCATGTTTGTTTAATCTCTCACCACCAGCAGATGTAACAGGTGCAAATATCTTAGACTTCTTAGGTCGTTCTATACCACCTTGATACACATACTTGAGATAATCTTGTGCGATTTTTTTAATAAATATTAATGCAGATAAATCATTGGGTTTAGCTCTAAATCTTTCAGGCATATCAACTGACTTAATTGTAAAAGGAGTAGGTCTATCTAATTTCTTTTGTATTTGTGCTCTTTGAGCATTAACAACCTTTGCACCAATTTCATTGATAGCCTTTGCAGTTGCAATAGGAAGTTTCTTTCTATGAAACAAACCCATCTTCTTTTTAAGTTCTTTCTCATTAGATTTAATCTGTACTGTTACAGTCATCCCTTTCTCCAATGTGATTGTGTTTGAAACTTTAGACCTAATGCTTTAGCTTTTCTTCTGATAGTAGATGGATGCACGTCATAAGTCATAGCAATATCATGTGATGATTTTCCTTCCTTAATCTTTTGTTCTAATTTTTGTTTATCTATCTTCATAAGTTCTCGTAATGTTCTATTAACTTATTAATATACCAAACAGACTTCTGTAAGTCTTGTATATTGCTATCTTTGTATTTGTGACGATGCAAGTATTTAATTGCATTACCTTCAAGATATGCAGGAAATTCTCTGCCTAATTGTTGTTTGATATAGTCAATACATTCTAGTCCACCCTTGTTGTAATGTGGTGGATGGTTTACTTGGTCACTCATTTACTTCTCCATATTAAATAAATCAATTACTTTTTTATTAATTTTAATTTTGTTTTCAGAATCATCATTTATATAACTACTTAATAAATCCCATGTAAAATTTGAATATCTTATAAATTCTTCTTTTTCATAATTAGCTCTAAATATTTGCTCTTCATTTTTTATTAAAATACTTTTTCTTATGTCTCTAGCAACTAATACAAAAAATTCAATTTCTTTTTTAGGATATGGTTTCCAATCACCGAGAACATTACTACCATCTTGTCTTTTAGAAAAATTTCTTTTTCTGCATTCAAAAATATATCTATTTTTATCAAAATTAAACTTTGATGATTTAACCTGAACACCATAATATTTATCTAGATTCTTTACTACAAAATCTTGAATACTACTTTCAGGGGTTTCTAAAATTTCAAAACCTCTAAAAGAAAATTCTGATTTTGCTAACATTTCTGATGCATGAGCATTTGTATAATTGCTCATTTCTCTCTCCTTATTATTTCATTTTTACATTTTTGTATGACCTTCTTCTTAGAACTTGGTGATTCAATGTAATCATTTAGCTCTTTAAGTGTCATACACTTCAGATAGTAATGCTCAGTATTTGTCTTACCTGTAGCTCTATCTCTAATCTTTGCACTTGGTTTTAGTTTAATTGGCATAGTTGTTCCTCTGTTAAGTCATATATTTTTATACAATAATTTTGTAGAAATGTTAAAGATATTACATATGCATCAATTTCTTTGCCTTGAATATAATGAAGAGTTTCTTGTATACCATTATGTTCTACACACAACTGAATATTACTTGGTTCTATAAGATATATTTTATCTTTAATCATATATGCCCAATGGTCTGCTGTTGTAATATTTAAACCTGAATCAAGCCCATTACATCTAGTCTCAATAAAAACATTACCAGTCTTATGTGCTTTTGCATCTCGTTTTACTTCAACTGTTTTATTTGTTTCAGGAATCATAATGTCAAACTCAGCATGATTACCTTTAATCTTGTATGCTTTAGGATGTTTTAATTTAATTAAATCTAAAACAACTGATTCTCCAACCTCACCATAAGGTAAATCTCTATTATAAAAATTGCTCATTTCTTCTTTTCCTTTTTCTTTTTACCAAATATCTTTTCCCAATTAGCATCTATCTTCTTCTTATCTTCAGGTCTACGTTTACTACCTTTACCACCATGCCACTTAGACATAATTAACCTTCTGAAAATTAACTGACTTATCTAATTTAGATAGCAATACTTTTGCTTGCATAAAATCTTTAGGTAAACATCTTAATAATTCTTCTACGCTAAATATCACCATATCTTTTTCATCTTTGTGTATTTTTTCTAATACAGGTTTATCAGCATCAGTATCACAAATCAAAGCTGTCTTATTATCAAAGTTAAAACATCTAGCATTAGGTTGTATTTGTATATATCCACTTTCTTCACATTTGATATTTAATTGCTCAAAAGCTCTTATCATCATCTCAACCATTTTTACTTTCTTTTGAGTAGAATCGTTTTGTAAAGATTCTTTTAGTAGTTGTTCTGCTCTACAAAACTTAATCTCAAAATTAACACCTACCATTTTGAAGATACGTTTTCGATTACCCCACTTAACATAAGTATCAACTTCATAAGTTCTTAATTCTTTTAACTTTTGCTCTAAAGTTTCATCTAAATATGTTTTTATTGGTTTGGTCATAATACTCGAATCTCATAGTGGTTTGGGTTGGTTGTATTAGAAATACAAACCAAACCAACCAACTTTTTGATGATTTTGCTAAAAAACCAAACCAAAACCAAACCTAAACCAAACCTAAACCAAACCATATTAATAGTTATCATCATTTTTAAATATCTCCTTATCTAAGTTTTTAGACTGATAACCATATCCTTCTTTATAGTGAACTAGCTCATGGTCTTTCAAATCTCTAAGTCTTGTCTTTAAAGTACTATCATTAATCTCCATCTCATTCAAAAGAATAGTATATTTCACCCAATAACTAACAGGGTCATTTGGTGCTTTTTCTTTTTGTATCTTCTCAATAGCTTTTATTGTAGCTTCTCTAGCTTTTGATATACCTATCTTTTTAGGAGATTCATCAGTTAATGCCAATACGCCTGAAGTAACACCTTCATATCCATATAATGTAAGTTCTTTAAATTGGAAATAAAGGTCATCAATAGGCGTACCATCCTTAACTAATGTTTGCTTCAAAGTAACAAGCATAGCTTTATCATCGCTGTTCTTATCTCTATCGACTCTAAATTCATAATCAAGAGCTGCTGGTAATACTGAGCTACCTCTTGCTCTACCATTAGAACCATGACCTGTATGATGCACAATAACCATAGATGCTTGAAATTCTTCTTTAAGCTCGTCAATACGCTGTATAAATTTGTTCATATCCTCAGTGCTGTTTTCATTGAGCCCATAGTTTCTAGCAAGAGTATCAACAATAATCATGCCTACATTCCCATGCTCTCTTTCTATGTCTCTGCAAACTTCTTGCAACATAGCAAATTCAGCATCATCACCTATTCTTGAACCTCTATTAGATATTAATAATGGTGCTTCAGATAAACTTCTGCTATAGAACTGCTCATAACTCTTAATACGTCTAGCAACAGCAGTATGACCTTCACCAGCCAAATAAAGCACTGTAGATGGTTTAGTATCAAATCCATAAAAATCTTTACCTGATGCAATAGAGCAAGCCATAGCAATAGCTATAAACGACTTACCACTTTTAGGTGCTCCATAAATACTTGTAACTGTAGCTCTTTCTATACATCTGTCTACTAACCAGTCAGGCTCAGTCATCTTTTCCATAATCTCATTGACTGTTTGGAAATATAAAGCACCCTTTGGTCGTTCTACTTCGCTTTTCTTTATGTAATCTTCTAACTCCTTTGAACTTTTAAAATAACCTGATTCGTATGCATCATATAAATCATCTTTTTCATTAAAATCTGCTGGTGGTTGTATCACCTTAACTTTGCAGTTATTTTCTTTTAAATACTTAGATAAATCATTTGCACATTTCATTCCTGCTTCATCATTGTCAGGAAATATAACTACTTCTCTTCCATATATAGGACTCCAATCTGCTTTTTGCCAAGCATTAACTCCACCATGCCAAGTACAGCTATCACCCTCATAAATCGCTTCACAGCCACGTAGAGCCTTCTCACCTTCATTTATGATAATAGCCTTGTCAGGGTACTTATTTGTGTAATAAATAGGTAGAGAGCCTTCAGGTCGCTTCATAGACCAACTGCTATCAGGATTCAGGGTAAATGGTGCGTATTTTTGCTTAATAAAATGTCCTTCAGGGAATCTTAAAACCATAAAGTTGTCAGCATACTTGACCTTCACAACTGCTTGCTTGTAAAGGTCAATCATCTGCTGTCTAGAGAATGACTTAGCACTACTTGCGGTCTTTGTTTTTAAAGGGGAAAAACCGCTTAATAAGGAGTCATTAGATTGTAATGCTAAGTCATAACCAAACTGTTTTAAAACTGTATTGACATCTTGATTCATATGTTTGATTAAATCTATTAATCCACCACCTAAATCGTTTTCAAAATCCCACCAAGTTCCAGCATCAATATTAACTACTAGTGAACCATGAGTTCCATATCGCCATTCATGTGACTTTTTAGAACTAGGCTCACCTAGTAGTTGTAATGCAACTTCAGGTGCAATTCTTTGCCAATCTACTGACTGCATCAGAATGGTATATCTTCATCTGTCAGTAAATCGTTGCTATCGTTTACCTGTTTATTAACTAAATCAGATAAACCATCATTAGGACTTTTAAATCCATCGTCTGCATTTGCATCACCATCATTATCATAAAATGGTGGTATCACAAAGTTATCAAATCTAGGTGCAAACTTAGTAAACTGAAAGCTAAGCTCACTTGACCTACCCATGCCAACCTGTATTTCTTTTGAACCCTTGTATTCAACAACAGGTAAAGAATCACTATTAGCATCCATTTGATTCCAAAAGCTACTTAGTATCTTATTAAAAGCACTTGATTCAGCAAACGTGAATCTACTCCAAATAAGTGCATGGTCATGTCCGTGTGGCATAACACAACAACTAAATGCTCTTTTCCAATCGTCTGCTGGTTTAGGTTCTGCAACACCAAACTTAGCATCCCATTGATATTGATATTCTCCTGCATATCTTCCCCAGCCACTTTTAAAAGTTGCAGGGTCTAATTGCAAGAACT